AAGAGCAGCGAGAGGCGTGCAAGCGTTTAAACGTCGCGGTGCGAGCATTGGGGGCGGACGGATCGGCGATTATCCACGACGTTCTAATCGACGGCAGGACCATGGCACAGGTTGGTCAACGGAGGGGGCTAATTGGCGAGCGATGGGAGAAGTATTTCGGGCTGCGATTTCAGGAATGCTTGGACCGGCTGGCGGTCGTCTATGGCTTTGCGATGGCGACTTGACGGGTCCGGCAAGATGCCCTACACACGCCATTGTCGCAAGAATTGTAAACCGCCCCGAGGAAACTCGTTGGGGCGGTTTCGTCGTTCGCGCGGCCATCTGCTACCCACGATGCCACAGCATCCCCTGAAAGCGCCGATTACGTGCGCAGAGCGTCGTACCAGCGATATGCCGCGCGAAACCATTGGAGGCGCCTTATGGGCCTGGGTGCGCGCAAGAAGGACGGTGGGTTCTCATTCTGGCTCTATTTGCGTATGATCTATGCTCTCGCAAAATGATTTGGACTGGTTCGCTGCGCGTCTCTCGATAGCGATATACGATATCAACCAGGGCGGCCCTGAAATGCTAATCCATGAGATGCGGGAAGCGCTCAAGGATATTCCGGGGCTGGAAAATCTTATCATTGAGTACGAGCCTAGCGGCCATCAGCTATTACACATTGACGGCAAAACCCTTGAAGTCGGGCCAATGGCATCGAATGCCGAAATTCGGCTAGCTCTGCAAAATCCCTTCATCCGAACGGAAAACACGACAATGAGCATTACCGGCGCATCGTTCCTTGCGGATTCGATCAAGGCGAAAATTCAGGCTGCGAAGGATCGTGTAGCCAAAAGCACAGCGGGAACCGATGCCGCGCTTGCAAAGCTCAATTCTGCTGCCGACCACGCAGATCAGGTCAGCAAATCAATCGAGGCCGAGGCTGACGCATTGACTGCCGAGCTGGGGCAATTCTCTAACGGAGGTCCGGCGTGATCTCCTGTTCGCATTGGGGGATGTTTGACCGTCCCGTGCACTATATCAGGAACTTTCAGGCGGCGCTGACTCGGTATCAGCCCAGCAATCAGGGCGTGGCGGAAGCCATTCGCAATCTTCAGGGGCCCGCAAATGCCTGTAACTCATTTTATCAGCAATATAATTTTGGAAAGCTAGACTAATGGCCGACAACCAACTCAGACTACATCAACGACTAGCACGAGGAGAAAATGTTATGGACGGTGAATCCTGTGGAACAGCATTCAAGAACGGCCAGGCGCACGGCAGCGATGGCGTGAGCAAAAAGCGCGCCCTGAAAGACGGTTCGCGCAGTCACGATGGCGTGACCAGACATCCCGATCATGGCCCGCATGACATGGGCGTGCCCAATCCGCGAACGGATTAGTTCCAATCTGCGATGGCTAAATTAGAGGCAGGTAGAACTAAAACGGGCGGCAGGCAAAAGGGCACGCCCAACAAGGCGACCGCCTTATTGAAGGATGCAATCCTTAAGGCGGCCATTGAGGCGGGTGACGGAGATATGGCGTCATATCTTACGGTTCAGGCAAGATTGAATCCTGGGCCGTTTATGGCCCTGCTAGGCAAGGTTCTCCCGATGCAGCTCACGGGAGATGGCGGCGGCCCGATCACCATCACATGGCAGAAATAGTCATGAATCATCTGTAGTGGCAAGCGTCGTAATCCCCTATAAGCCGCGCCCGCAATTTGAGCCCTACCACGATCGCACAGAGCGGTTTTCCAAGATTGTAGCCCATCGTCGGTTTGGTAAGACGGTCGGATGCATCAATGACAAGATCAGGGCGGCGCTCACGATCGATTGCTCGGGCAGGGAGGGCCGGCCGCCAAGGTTTGCTTACATTGCCCCGACCTATGCCCAAGCCAAGGATGTTGCTTGGAGCTATCTGAAATACTATTCGAACCCCATTCCGGGGATTGATGTCAGGGAATCGGACCTTCAGGTTGAATATCCAAACGGTGCGAGAATCCGGCTCTATGGAGCGGATAACTACGATCGCTTGCGTGGATTATACCATGATGGAGTCACTATTGACGAGCCTGCCCAAATGGACCCGAGAGCATGGCCTGAAGTTATCAGACCTACGTTGTCGGACTATGGCGGATGGGCAACATTCATTGGTACTCCGGCTGGTCGAGACTGGTTCTACAAGGTAGACCGCAACGAAGATGGTACTCTGGCTGACGGTTGGTTTCGGCGAACTCTCAAGGCATCTGAAACAGGCATTATCCCGCCTCAAGAATTGGAAAGCCTCAAGGCGGGACTGAGCGAGGATCAATACGCGAGAGAGTTTGAATGCTCGTTTGATGCGGCTATTGTGGGGGCTTATTTCGCTACTTTGATGGCTGATGCGGCCAATGATAATCCAAAGCGGATAGGCCCCGTTGCTGCCGATCCGTTATTGCCGCTCAGGATATTTGTTGACATTGGTGGCGCGGGCGCGAAAGCCGACGCCTTTACTATGTGGGTTGTCCAGTGGGCCGGGCAGACAATCCGGGTGATCGACTATTACGAGTCGGTTGGCCAGGTTCTCGCGTATCATGTCAATTGGCTGCGCTCACGTAAGTATCAGCACGCGGTTATTTATCTCCCGCACGATGGCGCGGAGACGAACGCTGTAACCGGCAAGACTTATGCTCATCATTTGTATGAGGCCGGATTTAACGTCGAGGTCATCCCCAATCAGGGGAAGGGGGCGGCCGCGATGCGGATTGAGGCTGTCAGGCGTATCTTGCCGCGCTGCTGGTTCAATGAGGCGACGACTGGACCCGGCCGGATTGCTCTTAGCCATTATCACGAGAAGCGGGATGAGGGTCGAAATGTCGGGCTTGGGCCTGAGCATAATTGGGCTTCGCACGGATCGGATGCGTTTGGGCTGATGGCGATCCTTTATGAGCCGCAGGCGCCGGATACGATACAGAATATGTTTGATGACCGATCTTATTCAGACACCACGCGATCTAGCGTGACGGGATATTGATGAACATTCCTGTTCTACAGAACGATCCCGTTTGGGGTGAAGAATGGCTAGTTCCGCATATCTGCCCATGCTGTCGAAAGTGCTGGCTGATTGTCCAAAGCAAAAAGCGTTTAGTTGGCTCATGCATTCATGGCGGCCCCTACAAGGGCTATGTTGAGGTAGATCTAGCGTGACGGGTTAACCTCCAGGCAATGAGGTGAGATATGACGAGAATACCGTTTGGTTGCGTTGACAATGGGCCGATACTTCAAACCAATGGTTTTGTAGAGTCCATTCCTAGTTTTGTAGAGCCTGATGGCCACGGCGGCTTTGCGCGACGAGCATACAAGCCTGGGTTTGCCGATTTTTCGGTCAGGCTGGATAAGCGATTTGCTTGGCGGATAGATCGCGCAGTCAATCGTTTAATGTACTCTTATTTTAACAAAGAAAGTAGTGGCGAGATGGCGCGTCTGAAGGCGTATCATTTTGCCGAAAATAACATTGCTCCAGCGATAAAACATTTAGCCTGCCTGAGTGATGATGACCTTTCTGTCGTGCGCGGCGTCGGGCCAAAAACAATCGAATATATTAGGTCACTTGTATATTACATATGACCGTGAAAGAGCTGAAATAATTGGGAACTATATACTTGACTCCCTTTTCCACAGCTAAGCCTCACGCGCGGGTAAGCAGCAAAGGTGATGCCGTTCCCGAGCGCGTCTGGCCGCATACCAATGCAACGGATTGGTGCGGAGATTTCCAGCCCCGCCCGCAACCCTCAGAGGGGAAATGAGACCTGGTGACGACCCGCAAGCCCAAGCCCCCGAAGTCCCTGGACGCGATCGTTGACCTAGTTCTGGCATTCGAACCCCCGCCGGGTGCAACGTCTGTCCACGATGCGCGGCGCGCCTTATTCCACCATTGGCATTGCTGGCACTTCATCTCTGATCTGTCATATGGCCCAGCTTCGCCATTGCTTCGCGCTCATCTTGAAGCCCTGTGATGGCGCGGTAAGCGCCCTCTTGAAAGGCCTGCCGAACGATGGCGTCGATATGGGCTTCCATTCTGGCCGTAAACCGCTCGCGCACGTCGTCAGCAGCGTTTCGAAGCCTCATCGGGCTGACCGCGTTTTTAATCATCGCGGTCAGGTTTATTTCCGCAGCCCATGTGTCGGCAAGCGCGTCCAAGATTGTGAGACCATGATCCGCCTTGGCCTGAACGTCGTCATCTGGGGTCATTTTGTTGATCATGGCTCACACCCTCCGGCGTTGATGGGGAAGTTTGCCAGCTTCCGCCATCTCAACCGTCCCTTCCGACAGGATGCGCTTCATAGGTTTCGTCGATCTCGACAATGCCTTGCAGCTTCTCAAGGTTACCGCCGCAGGCTTCCCGCAGACGATGCAGGACAAACCATGCCGACTTTTGCGTGATACCGATTTGCTTGGCGAGTTGCAGGCTAGAGATGCCCTTGCGGGCCGTCATAAGCAGGTACATCGCGTAAACCCACTTATGCAGGGGAACGTGGCTTCTCTCGAATATCGTCCCAGTGCGCACCGTAAAGTCTTCCTTGCATTGGTTGCAGCGGTAGTAACCGCCAGCCCGCGCCGTGATCCGCTCACCCAATCCGCAAACCGGGCATTTCGGCCCTTCCGGCCAAAGCCGCCCCTCAAGATACGTGCGAGCGGCGTCCTGATCCGGAAACATCTTGAACAGTTCGAACGTAGAAATGGTGGACTTACTCATGACAGAAACTCCCTTTCGTCACCAAAATCTAGTGAAAAATGGCGAGGGAGTCAAGTATATAGTTCCCAAATAATTCATGCCCCTTAACGCTCTCGCTGCTGCCCCGGTTAATCAGGCAGCAAGCGGAGCCGCGCCCGGTCCCGATCCAGAGCATGTCCAAAAGCTTCAGGAATGGATCAAATCCGACAACATCGCGGAATCGCTTGACCAGGTATTGCTTGATGAAATCGGCACGCGGGTTAAGCTAGAATATGATATTGACGTTACCTCTCGCGCGGACTGGAAAACCAGGACCGAAGAAGCGATGGAACTGGCGATGCAGGTCGCCAAGGAGAAGCAGTTTCCATGGCCGAAGGCAGCGAATGTTATCTACCCATTAGTGACTACCGCAGCGACGCAATTCGCGGCCCGCGCCTATCCTGCAATTGTGAACGGCCGGAGCATTGTAAAGGGCGTTGTTGTTGGGGACGACGACGGGACGCCACAGATCAATCCGCAGACGGGTCAGCCAGTGATGCAGCCGGGACCACTCGGCCCAGATGGTCAGCCGACGCCCATGCCAGTGTGGCAAACACCACCCGGCGCTAAACGCTCCCGCGCCAATGGTATTGGCGAGCATATGTCATGGCAGCTCCTTGATGAGCAGCCGGAATGGGAGCCCGAGACAGACCAGCTCTTGCATCTTCTCCCAATCGTTGGAACGGTATTTCGCAAAAGCTATTTTGATGCCGGGTTAAAGCGCAATTCATCGCTGATGGTATCGCCGCTTAAATGCGTGGTGAACTATCATGCGAAGTCATTAGAGACCGCTCCAAGAGTTACGGAAGAGTTCGAGCTGTATCCTTGGGAGATCGAGGAAAAGCAGCGGGCGGGGCTCTATCTTGTTCCTGAGCAGCCCTATGGCGAGCCGGAGAATTCGGAGGGCGATCGGGATAAGCCGCACGAGTTTCTAGAGCAGCACCGCTATTGGGATTTGGACGAAGATAAGTATCCTGAGCCCTATATTGTCACGATTCATAAGAAATCGCAGAAGGTTGTTCGGATTGTAGCGAGGTATGATCAGGATGGGATTACGTTCAATGGCCGAACCCACAAAATCGCGAAGATTGAGCCGGTTCATTACTATACTAAGTATGATTTCAATCCGAATCCGGACGGCGGAGTTTACTCCCTCGGTTTTGGGC